CTACTTGAGTGTCTCCGTTGCCATCCACACCATCGAATGCGTAAAAAGCAGGAAGCCCGTTTGTCGTGGGAACAAGATTTTGATAGCGGTTCATCTCGACAAAACTGATGTTTTGCAGCCCGACATTCGATGTGACGTTGATCGCGTCCTGAACCTGAAACTTCTGGCCAGCGCCGGTCATGGAATAGATGTAAGTTGCGGCAACCGTGGTAATGGTTACGGTTGTGCCAAGCACGTTCCAACTAAAGGAATCTTCAATCTGGCGCTTTGCATCGTTGACGAAAAGGCCAATCAGCGTCGAATAGGTCGTTTCGTTGTTGGTCGATACTTGCGTTTCGCGCAATCGAATCAAGACGTTGTTGATAAGTTGGAGATAGGTCATTTTTTGTTCCTCGCACTAATTGCCTTGGCCTTGGCTTTTGCGTCGGCTTTGCTACTAGCCCCCCATGCCTTCAAACTCAGCAGCAGTCTGGTCGGCTCCCCGTCCTTGTATTCGGGGCCGGGATTGCCTGCCATTCTAGCGAGAAACGATGCCCTGCGCGGATTGTCACCAGATTTCACCGGGGCTTTGATGTCTTGACCAGCAGCCTTCAAACTTGCCCGTCCAGCAGCGTTTAGACCACCTTTTACATTCTGTCCTTCCTTGCGCTGCCATGCCGGGCTTTTCATATCAACTCAGTCACAGAAAATGTTGAAGCAGTCACCGCAGCATCTTTGATAACGGCGATTTTCTGACCAGGACTGACCCGAACAATCTCGGTAAAGTTATTCGGCATCATCGGTGAAGTGGTAATGCTGGCCGTTGGATTAGTGCCAATTTGAAAATGGCAATGTCCCAATGAGCAAGATAAACGAACCATCGTGGTGGACGCACCAAATGCTGTTGATTGAACGCTGGAGTTCGTGACGGTAAAAACTTGAGATACGCCCAAGCTAGGAACGCCAAGCGCAACTTGGTTAGGATCAAGTTGAAAGGTTGACATTACTTGCCCCGTTTAGCTTTGGTCGCCACGTTTTTAGCTGTCCGAGAGCCACGAACCGGCATTGCTTTGGGCTTGCCAACCGCAACCATAATGGCTACAGGCATGGCTTTCTTCGACATTTTCGGTGCTTTACCATACATAGCATTGACTCCTAAATTGTGAATTTACGAGGACGACCCCTCTTTTTTTCAGGGGGAATCATGGGCAAAGGCTTTACTTCTGGAACTTCTGGATTATCGTTGACTACATCGACCCTTACGTATCCGGCATGACCGCGCATCGAGTCAATGTCATACGGCTGCGTAAAAGTTACTGTATTGCCAGATTGCAAACAACGAAAGGTTGCCATAATTAACCTAAAAAGGGGGCCGAAGCCCCCTGTTTAAACGATACGAGCAATAACTAATTTTACAGTCGTTGATGCCAAATCAACCGCGCCGCCAGTAGTGTTGGTCGTTGCGATAGTAACGGTGCCAGCAGCCGAAACATAGGCGCGGCGAACAAGCCCCGCCTCACTAACGCCAGCCGACATCGCGATAACCACATCGCCCAAAACAACACCAGGAACAGCTACGGTGTCAGTTCCAGCGGCTTGATCTGCTACTGAAGCAGAATTCAAGGTGCAAGTCACAGCCCACGTGTCACTAAAAACACCACGGAATTGATCGTTGCCCTGTCGAGCAGTAATTGCAGTTGCAGCAGCCATAATTTATAACTCCTTAAAAGAATGCCCCCCCCATTTCTGAGGGGGGGTTGGTTATGGATTAGGCCGGGACAACCAGAGCAAACAGCGAAGCAGACTTAGCCGCGCCGACGGAGGCTGCAAGACGCAAACCGGCAACACCGTAGAGCGTGTCGGAGGTGAACAGCGTCGAGAGGTAGTCTTGCTTGTACTGGATTTGCGAACGGATACCGATCTGCTCAACCAGCACCATCGAGTCACGGTGACCCATCAAGCATACCCGCGCCAGATTGGTTCCGGTCGTGGTGTCTGCATTGCTGGTCGTGAACACCGGGATACCGTAGAGGTTGCCGATTTCGCCGTTGCGGATTGCGTTGCCATTCCCAACGAACGCTTGCTCGGTGTAACGGGCAAGACCCATCAGCGTGTTGCGGCTGGACGGGGGGATGATAAAGAACCGCTGATCCATCGAGGTATCGTTATCGTCCAGGCGCTGAATAGTGCGACGAATTGCCGCATCAGTCAGTGCGCTTTCGTTGTTGCTAGCGGCAACATAAGCAGTCGTGCCATCGCCGCCGATGAAAGCGCCAGTGGCGTATGCTGCGGTGCCAGCGCCGCCGTTTGACGAACGGCCCACATTAATCAGGTCGGTATCCACAGCGCGGCTCAGAGCATAACCAGCGTCGGCAGTGTAGAACTGGCGCATAGAGGCCAGAGCTTGTGCTTCGGTGATGTCCTCAATGAAACGGCTGTATTCAAAGTGGCGGTTGATGGAAACTTGCACTTCGGACTCGGTATCGGCAATCAGGGTGACTGCGGTAGACGATGCCTTGAGCGAAGCAGAGCCACGGGTCGGGGCCGGGATGTGAATCACATCGCCTTTTTTGCCCTTAAAATTCATCTTCATAACCAGATTCGCCATCACAAGATTTTTCTTGTAGGCGGCGATAATCTCGTCAGACCAAATCTCCGGGATAAAGGTTGCGGCAGTGGTATTGGTTACTTGCGGGGTAGGATAGGCCATTGTAATTCTCCAAAAAAGGGTAAGTTATTTAACCCTGCCCTCTGCGTAGGCGGAGAGGATTTCATCGTTCAGCGCCTCGTATCGTGCAGGGTCGTTCATTTTGAGCCGAATCAGATCTGCTCTGCGGTAGACTCGTTTGCCACTCTCGCCAGATCCACCCGTATCGACTTGTGCGGCTTTCATGCTCTTGGCCCTGGTAGCGTCAGACGCTTTCTCGGACTGTTGAGCCTTTACGCCACGCAATTCCTTGTAGGTGGACAGCAATTCATGCGCCGAATCGTAGTCAAATTCCCCATCAGCCCTAGCATATAGCCCCAGTCGAATAGGCGAGGATTTCACCCAATCCTGGAACCCTGCTTCATTCACGATCTGACTGAAATCAGGATGCTCTTTCGATAGCTTCTGTTGAATCTGCATCTTTTTGAAGTCTTGGCCAGCTTGCCGGGCCGCGAGAACGTCTGGATGCTTGTCGATTGTTGCCTGAACTGCCTTTTGCGGATTCTCAAAAAAGTCTACTTCCGGCTCTGCTTCTGTAGGTTGTTGCTTAGAACTAAGGTTTTGCTTGAGCAGCTCGTCAGCCAATTTGCGGACTTCGTCAAATTCCTGGCCCTGCTTCCCAATCCGCTTTTCAGCCTCTTGGTGCATTTTCACAATTTCCTCTAAGCTTTTGTCCTGATATTTCTCAGGAAGCTCGGGTTTTGTGGAAAGGTCAGATTTTTGCTCCTCGGCCTCTAGCTCACTCAGCGCCTCTAATTCCTTGTCAATCAACATACTTTTTACCTTTTCAGTAGGAGAATAACTCGGCAAATTTGCTTATGAGTTAAATTCTTTATCCCGACTTGCGGGTTTATAAACAACGCTTACGCGTTGGCCTTACGTTCTGCTTTTAGCTTTTCACGGTGAATCCGGTCAAATCTGCCGTGGGCAGAGGGAAAATGACCAGACCACCCTTCCAGGCTAATAGCTGCTGCACTTATGATACGCCGGGATTTCCCTCCACACCAGCAGGGCAAATCCGCGACTTCGTAAGCCACCAGGCTTTCCGTCAAATGTCCGCTTTCGCAGACAAACTCATACATTCTTCTCATTCAATTCCTCGTATGCCTGTTCGCTGACACCCTTAAGGTTTTTCAGCCAGATCAAGATAGACATCTCGCCGCGCCTAAAATGCAAAGTCTTTTCGTCAGCAATCGAGCCAATATTATTGAGGGAATCTATCATATTATCAATGTCAATAGTCAAATCCCTCCAGCCATGACTGCCCATCATGGAAAAGCGTTCTTCGTAGTATTTTTGGAGTTCTTTGTCCATTTCAGCTATCGGCTGGCGGTTCGACTTGCGGTTCGACTTGCGGTGCGGCCTGAACTTGCGGTGCGGCCTGCTGCTGAATCTTCTGAATCAGGGTAGAGACTTGCACAAACGGCATCTGACCAAGTGCGCTCAGAACACCGTTTACTTCAGCAACAGTCAGTTTCAGTTCAATTTCTTTGGTATCCATTAGACGCTCCAAGGCAGCGGCAAGATAACAACCGGAGGGTTAATCAGAGCGTCAATTTGCGCCTGAACCGCCGCCTCAGTCGCATCTTTGTCCACACCGCCTGACCAGCACCAGCCCAAAACCTGTTCCTCAGTCAGTTGGTCATAAGGGATGAAGTCTTTGCCCTTGTAAGTGAAGCTGCAAGAGCCGTAGATAGTGCCGGTGTAGGTCTGGTCACCATCGACCTGCTCACCATTGCAACGCCATGCTGCGGTAATTACTGCATCGGTTTCACCATCCTGCTGAACGGCGCAATCCATCTGTTCGATTAGCCAAGTGGTCATGATTTATCCTTTAGACTGAAGTTATAGTTTGCCAAGCGGTTGTGTAAACGCAGAGCTTTGCCAATGTCGTGTCATAAACCATCAGACCAGCGGCAGGAGAGGCAATGGCGTTCTTCTGTGTCGTGGTCATGTTGGGCATCCGCACGCCCTTGGTCGTGCTTTGCGCGTCTAGGATTGCGGAGGCGTTAGGTGATACAGTGCCAATCCCAACGGTGCCAGCAAAGTAGTTCTGTGCACTTCCGCTGGCGTAGATGTTGTATTTGTTTGTGCCGCTGGTGACTTGTGTTTGAATTCCATAATTGTTGGTGCCAACCGTTTGGTCTTGAACCTGAATACCGAAGGCGGATGTAATTGTTGAACCAGCGCCCGCAGCAGGACCCTCTACAGCAAGTCCTATTGCCGAACTCGACGTATATACCGCAGCCGATGTCCGCGCTCTAGCGCGAATGGCAATAGTAGCGGAAGTGCCTGCGGAATCACTAAACGCATCAATGAAAAAGCCATACTGAATAGCCGCAGTTGCCCCTACAAAACTCATTCGATAACCATACTCGGCTGTGGGGGCAACCCCTTGGCCCACCGACCCGGTTATTTGCAGGCCGGTAGAGGAAAATGCCCCCCGCTGCGTTCCCCCCGCCGTAATCCCAACAGTGTCAGCCGCAGGGAAGTAAACCCCGGTATTCGTATCACCTGAAGTCGTGATTGAGGGTAGTGCTGCGGTGCCTGCTGCGAAGGTGGCGACGCCGGTTGCGCTTAGGGTGCCGGTTACTTCCAGCTTTGCGCCGGATACGGCTGTGGCGCTGCCTATTAGGACAACGCCACCTCCAACGGCCATTTCAATGTTTCCGCTATGAGTATCATGTATTTTTAAGTTACCGGCTCCACGGATAAACCCGGAGCCAACGTAGTTCAGTATAGAGCCACTGGTTATGTTAATAGATGGAGTTGTTAAAGTGGTGATACTACCATTCACTGAGAGTAGCTCTGTTCCAGCAGCATTTCTCATTGAAATCAAATTACCCGACTGCGCGGCACCAAGCCGAAATATTGTAAGTGATGACCCAGCGCCGCCGTCGATAGTTGCATTTGTTGCACTAATCGCTCCGGTGACCGCGAGTCCAGTTGATGAAAAACTCCCTCTCTGCGTTCCCCCCGCAGTTATCCCAACAGTATCAGCCGCAGGAAAGTAAACGCCTGTATTAAGATCGCCCGTGGTAGTAATCGACGGAAGCAGCGCGGTGCCTGCGTCAAATACTCCAGTTCCAGCAGCGCCAATGTTTACAGTGACGTTATCACCAGAGGCTGTGCTTGTGACTGACGCACCAACAAAATTGATGTTCTTAACACCGCTTGAAATCGTGGTGCCTTCGTCTTGAATGCCCACAGCGCCGTTAGTGGACATGGTGGAGATGACCTGAATCTTGTCAGCCAAGTCTTGCGACACCACTTCGCCCACATTGATAACGCGCCCATTGGACAAAGAAATAATCAGAGAGCCATCAAAGTCGATGCTGGCATCCATGACCGATACGCCATCAACACCGTCCAGACCATCACGGCCCGGCAAGCCATCTGCACCCTTTGAGCCAGCCAGCCCATCACGCCCGGCTCGGCCATCTTTGCCAGCGCGACCATCAGAACCATTGCGCCCGTCCTTACCATCTCTGATTGATGCAATGCGCTCCGATAGCTTGTCGGCAACGTCGCCATACTCGCCGCGTAGATCAGTTTCAATCTTTTTCAGCGCGTCAATGACATACTGGACATTCTCGCCAATGCGTTGCTTCTGGATTGCATTTGCTTTATCCCTTGCATTTTTACTTTCATTGAAAATATTGTCGGCAATCTCGTCCAAGCTGCCCTCAAGAATTTTATTGAGATCCATATTTATTCCTCACGCAAGCGTTAATGCTATTAACCAGCAATGCCAATAATGTTTGGATTAACTGCCACTTCTCAAAGCTCCGTTTAGCTGAGACAGGAAATCTTCTTCCGTCGATGCCGCATCGTCTTTCGCCTTTGACATCTGCAACTCAACAATCTTGCTCTTGTTCTTCATGTCCGCTTCTTTGAGCATCAGTTCCGCAATCTTCACGCGTTTATCAAACTCGTTGGACTCGTTGCCCTGCGGCAGATTCTTGGTGGTCGCCGCCAGTATCTTGGCCTGAGTCTCACCGGGCATAAGCTGCGCCTCGGTCATCAGCTTGGTTGCCTCTGCCCGATTCTGCTCGGCCTGCGTCGTGTCCACAGCAATGGCGGCCTGCGCTGCTTGGAGTGCAAGCTGCTGCTGCACTTGCTGCATTTGCTGTGCTTCAGGGTTAGGCTGGCTCATCTGGTCAAGCGCCGCAATCAACTCGTAACGGTTGCTCAAACTGCTGTTGTTCAAGATGCCTTTCAGAATAATCGGCAGCACTGGCGTATCGGGGCCAAGGGTTTGCAGCAATCCAATAAACTGCTGCTGCTCATACTCTCGCGCGATGATGCCCAAGGTCGCAGTCGGAATGAAGCGCATATCCACGCTCGGATACCGTTCAGGGTCAAACTGCATGAACCGAAACGCCGCCTTCTGGATGAACGGAATCAGGAAATCTTCCTGAAAGTTAACCAGTGTCCGCTTGTACTTCTTGATGATGGTCGCTACCGCCATGCTCATTCCCGCACCATCGCGGTTGCCTTGGCTCACCATGCCCTGACTGTCCATCGTGCCAGTGGCTTGCAGAAGCATCCTTTCAAAGTCCTTGGCGGTCGCCATGTTGTTCAGGCTAGTCTCGCCAAACTTGAACGGATAGAGAATCTCAGCCGGATTGCCGTTCACCATGAACGCCTTGCCGGGCTTCACCTCAAACTTGGCACCACGCGGCAGTCTGGTTGCGTCCAGGCCCATCATCGGGGATGTGGTCAGAGCCAGGCTGTCCAGATGGCTACGCACCTGCGCGTCGATCGCCTTCTGCATGTTGTAAGACTTCTCAACCGTCCCCCGCCCCAACAGGCGATTCGGCACAGTATCGTCCTGATAGCTGATAATCGGACGGTCTTTCATCATGTAAGGGTTAGCTTCAGCCTTCAGCAGCACCCCATCATTTGCAATGACCACAATGGCCTCGACCATGTTTGAATAGTCATCGGCCACGCTGCTATCGGGGAACAACTCAACAACTTCTTTGTTTTCCTCAAGATTCTCAAGATACTCTTTCGGCACCAGACCGTAATAGGTCAGCAAACGCACCTTCTGGTCACGATACTGCGTCACTTCCTGCGTCGGCTCCAGATCAGTGTCCTCCGAAGCAGTGCCAATATCTACCTTTCGGTAGATACCCATCTCCATGCCCTGCACAATCTTGTGGATGCCGACATACTTCTCAACCGCCACGCCCATGCAGTCATCAATCGTCGTGCCGTTCGGGTCAAACAGGAAATTCTTAGGATTTACAGGCACAATCTTCACCGCAATGCGGCTTTTTTCCACCACGCCAATCGCCGCCTGCCCCATCTCGCCCGGAATCGGCTTTGTCGCCGGTTCAAATATCTGCTCCGTCTTGACAATGATCTCGCCAATGCCAGTGCCGTAGATTTCCGCCATCAGTTCAATCTGGTCAATAGACTTGCGGATCTTGTCTATCTTAAAATCCTCCATCATCTGCAATTTCAAGGCCTCAACGTCCAGCGGATTGCCGTTTACATCCTGCAAATCGTCTTTGATGTCAAAAAAGTCACCCTGGCCGAAGATCGCTTCAAGAATTTCAGCATGGCGGGTTTCTACAGCTTGTTGAGTAGCAGGGGTAACAATACGGCTGCGCTCTGATTCGCGGGTTTTATCTTCAGGTGCCCATTGACCCCTAAAGATTCTTTCAAATTCCAAATACTGCGACATAAAATTCGTATCACGCCAGTCTTTCCACTTTTGGCAGTGGTCAACAACAAACGCTGTCAGTTCTTTGTCGTTTTCAGTGGGTTGCTGATATTCGTTTTGTTCTAGATCGGCCATATTCAAACCTCGTATCTGTTATGCGCCACTTACACGCCGCTTATCAAATCCATCGGCTTCCACACGTAATCTTCGTTTTCTTCCTCAAAATAGCTTGTCACCGCTAACTGGTCGATATAGCTCAACGCGTCGCAATTATGAACCAAAATTCCGTTAGCATAGTAGCTGTGGGCGTGCTCAACGGTTAGATTGTAGACGCTTTGCCTTTGCTTCAGTGGTGTAATAGTCTGGGTGCTCTTTTCGCCAATTTGTTGCAGAGCATTTGCCACCGCAGAAATACACCTTTGTCGTTTTGAGCGATTGAAAGATGATGCCGCACTGTTTGCATGTGTGCTCAACTGGTTTTCTGTTTTCCCAAGCTGCGTGAGCGTTTTCTT